AATTTTAAATAATCTACTAGGAGAACTTCGAGAAACATTTGAAGGATCGTCTTCTCTTCCGGATACCACAGAAAATGAAGTGAATCAAGTATTAAAACAAAGAGATAAAGGTTGTAAATCATAAGTCATGACTTGTAGTATAATTAGAGATAAACAAACAAACGAAATCAAAAGAGTCCTTGCTCCTAATGGCAAGGACTCAATATTATTCCAATCTATATCTGATTTAGTATCTTCTAAGGAAGAGGCACTCAGATATTGGGCTCAAGTTTACACCCCCTCCTTTAAATCTTGATTCGGAGACTGGGAGAATGACTCTGTAAACGCATCTAAGATAGTAGATACTAATGGGGAACCTTTAATAGTTTACCATGGCGGTCCTAACAATATAGATTTCTTTGTACAAAGAGAAGGAAAGTACGGAGAGTTAAATCCAATCTTCTTAACTCCTAATCAAGCGTATGCGGAAATGTTTTCAGAAAATCTAAATGAAGAAAACATGACATATTCTAGTGGAAAGGTCTATCCTTTATTTGTTAACAGCATTAATCCATTAGGGAGTATTACTCCTTTAGATACAGAACGAGCCCTAGATCTACTTCTTAGCTATCCCACAGTTGATAGTGTAATAGGTATAGAGGCTCCTGGGGAAAATTTAGGAGTTAAATTTATTTCTCAAATTCCTAAATCTTCTCGAATTATATCTTTGGCCGTTCCAAATAATACTCAAATTAAATCTGTATTTAATCAGGGAACATTCAATCCTAAAACAGCAAAGCTACAATTTGCTACAACTTATATATCAGATAAGTTCGTATTAGATTCTAAGAATTACGTAAGGGATAACGAAACTAACAAGTACACTAATAAGGATACGAAAGCCGAGTTAGAAAGTGTAACTTCTTTTATCCCTAACTTTCAGGTTAGACCTATCAAGACTAACTTTGATGCAGCTAAAGTAGCGGCTGATAATATCTGGAAGGATATCCCGCACACTACTAAGTTAACTCCTAAGGAATTTCAACATCTGGGAGAATTAACTTACGATGAGTATGTAGCTTTGAAAGAACATAACTTTGCGAAGTTCATTGCTCGTGCTGAAATATACCACTTGAAATTCCATAGAGAATTCTCTGATGACCCAGAGTCAATAGTGCAGATGAGAAACTTAATGACTGCCTATAACATCAGTGATGGTGAGGTGGCTTGGTTAAATCCTGCGACTATTAAGGAGATACTTCAGACAAGAACAGGTACAGACTACTGGTCACCTAAGAGGGTAGATAAGATTGTAACAGAGGTTACAGTCGCTTCCTCTATATTAGGGTTAGCAGGTAGGATAGACTTAATGATTGACCATGGAGATAATGTAGTTTCTCTCTATGATATCAAGACTGGTTATGGTATTAGTAAGGAATGGGAGAACTATCTATTTAAGTATGGAGACACAATGGGTAAAGCCATCTGGGATAATCCGCTTAATAGAGCTAAGCTCCAGATCATGTTATACGCTCTAATACTTAAATCCCAGAATCCAGACTTGATGTTCAGAGATCTAAAGGTCTTACACATACCTTCTGAACTGGATAAAGATAATGATAGCCTTCGCAATGAAGTAGACCCAGTTCCATTCCTTGAGATCATTGAGAAGTTCTTAAAAGCAGAACATCCTTCTAAGTATGAAGATCTATTAAAAGCCTCTCCTAAGATCTTTAAGCCTGATGAGTATAGCACTGTAACTACTAAGTCTGTTAGAGTAAACTCTGTAGGTCAAGATCCTGCTATGATCCTTAAGCTAAAGATCCTTGAATTACAAAAGCTTATTATGTACGATAAGAATATTGTAGAGAAGGTAATCAAAGGCGATAAAGTAAGCTCTAACAGAACACAGAAGATTGGAGAGCTTATGTCTGAGATTATAGATCTTAAGAAAGATAAGTCTATGAGCTTAGCAAGTTGGGATACAGATATGAAATGGATGGATACTTGGGTGGGATCTGCATCTTATTCAACTAATCCATATGTTCAACTGTACTATAAGATGCTAACGGAAGCTAAGCAGAGAGTCAGGAATGACTATGAACCTTGGAGACGTAAGTTTGATAAGCTCATGGAGAACGCCTTATCTGAAATAGGCATCAACCCTAAACCAGTTACTAAGCTAATAGGAGGCCCTAATACTAAAGTCTTAATGGATAAATTTATTAAGATAGATGAGCATAACAACGAACGCTTTGTTACGGATACAAAGAAGGAAGACCGAGTAGAATGGAATGCTTTAGGTCCTGCTCAACAGGAGTTGCTTAGATTTATTCTTAACTCTAACGATCAATTCTTTGTAGATGAGATGGCACCTAATGGTAAAGCAATGGCTAACAAGGTTGTAACTACAAGAAAGACAAGCAGAGGCTCTAAGGCCGTAACTAATCTCGGGCTGTATAATAAGGAGATCTCTCCTGTGGGCAGCAAAAGAAAAGGAACTACCTTTAAATGGGAAAGAGGATTCTTACCTAAGATGGCGCCTAAACTTTCTGATGTAATACAGCAACATAAGCTTCTATCTAAAGAGGTTGCTATATTTTTATGGAATAGATATGCTACTAACTTCTTCGAGGCCTCATTCGATAGATGGAATTCTACCTTAGAAGCAATTCCATTTAAAGGCTTAGGTGAAAATGGAATCTCAGAATCGAGAAACTACTCTCATGATCTTGAATACTTAGTGGATGGCTTTGTAAAGCAGAACTTCTACAAACAGCATTTAGATGAAGTCTATGCCTTCGGTGCTAGTATGCAGATATACCTTAAACTTAAAGAAGCTTCTGCTGATAACATCATCTTCAAAAATACTATAGAGTGGTTTGAGGATTCACTTGATCTACACATACTTGGTAAGAAGGATAATCGTAACGAATGGGTTGCTCGTAATCTAAAGATAAACTCTTCTACTGGCTATCATAACTTTAACTTTACTAAGTTCCTTCGCTCGTTAAAAGGATTCTTTGTTGCTCCTACTATGTGGTTAAAGCCTTTAACTGGTTTACCTAACGGTGTGTTTGCATCTTTAGTAACCCTTAAGGAAGGTGTGAAGAACTCTTTATTTATGAAAGGCGATCACTCTAACTTCGGCATAAAGGATATACAAGAAGGATTTGGAGTAGCTATAGGAATGCAATCAGACGGCATGGTAGGTAAGTTAAGATCCAATAAAGCATTTCTTCTTATGGAGAAGTTCGGATATATGCCTGATAACTATGACTGGTTCACTCGACCTAACGAGATGTTAACTGCTCGTAATAAGCTATTTACATCGAAGACTATGATGTTCTTTCACACTTTACCTGAAGAAGTTGTAGCTACTGCTATCTTTGTAGCGCAGTTAAAAGCTATGAAGCTCGCAGACGGTTCATCTATGTGGGATCACTATGTAACTAAAGATGTAGAAGATGCAACCATAGTAGAGTGGGATGGCACTGTCAGAGGTAAGAGAAATATATCTAACCTGAAAGATCTACCGCAGTATGAAGATGTATTAGGGTTAGAGATAGAGGAGATCAACTCTATTAAATTCCTCTATGAAAAGCTTCACGGTGGATATAGATTAGACGAAAGAGTTCGTGCTGAATACTATATCCTTGGCGAGATGTTCTTGCAGTTTAAGAAGTTCTTGCCGGGTGTTCTAAAAAATATAGGAGCATCAAGAGGATGGAGGCAGACGCAAGGATTCTTTAGAGAGGAAGAAGAGAACGGAAACAAAGTTCTTAAATGGACACCTCAAGTAGTCGAAGGACGATGGAGATTGTTAGCAGGACTTATGTTAAACTATATAGGTCTGAAAAGAAAACTTCGTCCGGAAGGTGATAAAGGAAATAAACTTATGCAGTTCTTAGGCTACCAGCAGAATGAATCCTATGAATGGGATTCTCTCTCTGACGCACAGAAAGAAGATGTAAAAGATTTCGTCTTTACTTGGATGGTATTTATAGCAATGTTCCTAGGGTTCTCATTCGCATGGGATAGGGATGAAGAGGATACTATCGCTAAGATCTATAAGCGGATTATGAACGATATGGCAATCTCCACTAATCCTATGGAGATTCTTAGAAACGTAACTGCTTTACCTGTATCTTGGGATAAAACAAGAAAGCTTACTGGAGCAACTGTAGACCTGTCTCTTTCACTCTTCTTAGATGCTGCTGGGTATGATGACCAAGCACTTACTAGAGAAGGGCAGTATAAAGGCTGGAAGGAATTCCAAAGGAATACTCCGTTCTTAGCTTCACTACACTCATGGTATAAAGGCTTAGAAGAATCAGAATTCTTAGAGTCTACATTTAGTAACAGGTTGAAATAATTACCTGAAGAAAAAGGGGGGATAAAGTATGAAACAAAATCTTACGTACATTATAGAATCTCAAGGACATTATAAGATAGGTAAAACTAGAGATCTGGAAACAAGAATAAAGGTTTTTGATACCCATTGTTTCTCTTTCACAATTATTAAATTGATCTATCTAGATATCGAAGAAGTATTACATGAAGTCTTTAAACACAAAAGAGTAAAACTAGAGTGATTTAGTTTAGATGAACAGGATTTGAAAAGAATAGATCAAATTGTGTTAGACTATCAAGGATACTGTAAAAACTTTTCTAATTGGTCATCTAAAGGCGCAAAGGCTAAAGGACTAAAACATTTCGGAGAACTTGCAAGAAAAAATATGAGCATCGCTGCGAAGCGACGTTCATCTAACCAGGATAAAAAAGTGGTACAAAAGGATATGCAAGGAAATATTATAAATACTTTTGATAGCGTGCTAAAGGCTGCCCGCTCGCAAGGTTTTAAAAATAAAATGAGTTTAAATTCTTTAAAGAAAAGTCGTACTCAATTCGTTTGAGAGTTTATATAAAAGTTCTGATCCTGAAGAAAAAAAAATGCCTACCTCGCTTTAGCAGGGTAGGCATTCTTATTTTACGCTGAGTAGGGAGTTTTTATTTTGTAGTTGCGGGGGTCTGGATTAAAACCCACATTTATGTCATCGTTTTTCCTTCTTTGTCATCGGGCTTACGACCTCTTAATTCTTCTCCACAAAAGGGGCAGAATTTTATTTCTATCCACTCTGTGAATGAAGAATTTACTGAGTAGGCGTCATAGTTGAGTTTTAATTCTGTACCATCAAGCGTCATTTGCAAACTACTGTGCAAAATCGCAGGTTCTTTTATTCTCTGATTACAAAAATTACACATATTCTTTGTTTAGTTTTTCTTTTTTATTTTCCGTAGAATCTGCCACTCGGCTGAAAAATATCCCAAAATGAAAGCCAAGACTATTGGAGCAGATAACATAAAAAATCCCCAGAGAAGATCTTCTGTATCACGCATTGAGTAATCTCCTTTGCCTTGGCAGAATGCGAGCATTCCATAGACGGCATTACCTAGAGCCCAAGCATACTTCCAAATAATCCATTTAACTGTTTCCATCATCGGAGATTGTTTTTAGTTTCTCTTCCAGGAACTTATCAAAGAAGTTCTTCGCTTCGAGCAATCCTGAAATGTACTCTTTCTCCTTTAAAGTTCTTATCACATCTAATTTATTTCCTCTTGGTCCGTAGATCTTCTTTATGTTCTCCAAGTTAGGATCTTCCTGCAAAAGCTTTTTATACCAGATTGGGAATTGAGATTCAAAAGAATAGTCTATCATTGTTTTGTCACGATTTCGATTATGACCAAAAGAAAGGCTACCGAGACAGATGCAATTGTAACAAGCAAAAGTAAATATGAGATCTCTCTAAGAAGGAACGCTACTTTTTTGCCAACAATTTGCGCATCACTTGTTGTTCCATGAATTACCGGTTTTTGGTCTGCTTCTCCCATCTTAACTGCATACCACATGTAGAGGTCAATCATCCCGCTATCTCCACGACAACCAGATAGAATTGGGCCCGTTGTAACGATATACTCTTCTCCTTTATAATAATAACTGTCTTTAAGTTTTATCCCACCTTCCCCGTGATATTCAGCCAAAATTAGGGAATGATTTCTTTGAGAATTAGGGGGATATAAATATACTATTTTAACCACGTCTTTAGGGGCCACAATGTTATGATCTAAAGGTTCCAACAATCTATGATGCTTTTAATTTGTTAATTAGTTTACCGTACATTTTAATCGTGAGTTGATTATCATACTCGGCGGTGTGTAGCTTTTTTTCATCTACGGGTATATTTAATTTATTTGCGCATTCAGATAGTTTTAGAAATCTATCGTATCTACATGCGCAAAGAGACATAACACAAAGGCAGGGTTCAAAGAGATGAGCTCTTATTCCCCTGCCATTGCGCTGAAATCAATTCTTAAGATGTGCAAAATCCCATTCGCAGTTATACGATATGAGGTATGCTTTATTTCCATTAAGCACTTCTGTCAATCATTGTTCAAAGGTCGCGAAATCCTCATCGGATGTTATGCAACCCTTCTTGGAATTCTCTAAGGCTTTCTCCTTATTAATCCCGAAAGCATATACGTATCCTGGATCATATCCATATGTTCCAGTGTATGTGCTAATAAGCTTTTCGTTTTCGTAATACCGACAATTTAACTCTACGATATCGTGAAATAAATTTGAGCCGTTTCCTGTGCTCTCTAAATCCACAAATAATCTTCTGACCATGAATGTTAAGGTATTGTTTGGTAGCTTCTAAATTTTTTGAATCTACGAAACTACTTAACATATGATCTAAGATCAAATTACCACTAACTTTACCGAGCTTCAAAAGACCTTTCCTGATGTACTTGGTCGATTTCAAAGTTAAGTATCTCAAGTTCTTTCTTTATTTTGCTCCACACTTCAGCATCTTCTGGAATTGTTATGCGTATGTATGGTGTGGCGTTTAGCTCTCGCATCCAATGTTCTCGGAGTTCTTTAGCTTTATGTAAGATCTGCCAATTTGTAGAAATCTTACCGGAGTTAGTTGTCTTTTTGAAATACTTTTTTACATAGTCCCTATCTATCTTGGAGTATTCTCCTCTGATAAACGGAGCTACTATAGTTTGCTTTTGCTCTTCTGTAAACTTAAAAATAATAATCTGTCGTCCATCGTCATCGTAGTAGTCTTGAACATACATGGAATGTTTTCTGGCCATGTTCATCAAAGATGTTGAATAGTCTGATAGTGTCCTTACATAGAGATAACTACCCCAATTATCATTCCCTTCCCATATTGTATTTCCAATGAACGTATTATCCAGCTTAGTATAAAACTCTGCGGGCATTTCTCCTAACGTCCATATCAATAAGCTTCCACTTAAATTCATTTCTTTAATTAAATATACTTAGACGCTTCCTACCCTGTGACACTATTAAGTCTACTGGTAGATCCCATCTATCTGTCGTAATGTGGTATTCATAGTCATCTATAAGTTGATCTATGCCTTTAATTTCCCTATTCTTTATCTTACCGCCATGTTTAGCTTTGAACAGATCTTCCTTATCAGTCACATAAATTATGGCTGGATGTGAAGAAGAGCTTTTATTTTCCACAGCTATGAATATAAAATCCAACATTTCATAGCCTTCGTCTAAATACTGCTTAACCGGAGAGCCTTCTGATCTAAGAGCAATCTCATAGAATGCTGCTTGAAGATAATACTTATACATTATGTAATGTTCTTCAAAGTCATACACTGCACGTGTGGTCTTTAAATCGAATGGTTCTATCGTTCTCTTTCTATGATCGACCTTAACTCCATCGAGCAATGCTTTGCATTTATGTCCTCTGTATGTAAAGTATATCGCTACTTGATGTAAAAGCGAAACCATAGGATCGTCATTTACAAAGTAAGGCTTTACAAACTCATTAGCCATGATTAGCTCATGAGCTTTCATTACAGACTCATTCTCATCCGAGGATATGACAGTTATGCCGTCTCCTAGGTCCTTAGTCAGCTTATAGTATTTAACTGCTTCTTCATTCTGCCAGAACTTATCTACAACCTTATCTATCCACATCTTGTAGCCGCTATCTTTATAGGCTCCTTCGTACAATTCTATTTCCGAATCCTGACTCAATCCCGGCGGTAAATGATCTATGAACTTAGCAAGTAAGCCATAAGGTCTTTTAGCATCTATGACTGTAAAATCGTATTCCCATCTTTCGGGAGAGGTAAGTAAGCAGTCTAGCGCGCTGCCTACTCTCAAGTGTGATTTCTCCTCATCTTCTCCTTCTGGATTGTCAAGCTTAAACTTTATCCATCTTGGATTTCACAACGACTTTAGCAAGCTACTAGAGACTGCTTTAGTCTTAAAGTATTCTTTGATTCTGTCCATTATTACTTAGGTTGAAGGTACTTTACAAGTTCGTCGAATGATTTGTTTTTCCAGTTCTTCAGCATGAGTAGCTTTGCGATAATCTCATGTTGGCTGACATATATTGCCTCCACTTCAGTTTCGATAGATCTTTGGATAGAGTATTGGATAGAGTAAGCACTGGAGTAACGATATACTCCTGGGATTTCTCCCACCAATTGATAAGCCTCTTCTCTGATCTTTGAAATTCTCTTCCTTTTCCATACTAGTTCTTTACTAAATCTGCCAACTCTTCTAATGTGTATTTCTGAAGATCGCTATCAGTCATCAACTCTAATCTGCCTCTCATAAGTTCTGCTTCCGAACTTTCTACCCAGCTATAAGGCATGTTCTTTACAGCTTCGTAACCAGCGGAAGTCTTTAGACGTTCAATTACGCCCTCTAACTCTTCTTTCAAAAATGGATGAAGTTCGATAAGACTTCTCAATACCAAGACTCTTTCATCCATTTCCATTTCTTTAGCAACTCTTTCAGTTACTTGCTTTCTTGCGAGAGATCTTTGATCTCCCACTACATTACGGATTGCTTCCGCTAACGCTTTGCGATTTATTCTTTTCTTGTTTTCCATCTTTTAATTCTTTAATGATTCTTATACTCTCTTCAATTTGCTTTTTGTTTGTGGGCATAAATAGAGTATAGTCTAAACCGTGCTCTGTTAGATACTTCTTAAACAATTTCCAACGTATAATGAAATCTTGAGTTTTCATACCCTTAGTTTCCATTATCCAATTATCTCCAACAAAATCCGGAGTGTAATCTACCTTATATATTTTTGATAGCAGCTTAAACTCTTTTTTCTTGCCCGATACCTCATATGATTTTCCTTCTCAAGTAGAAGCATTGACCAGCTTGACTGCTCAAGGTTCATACTCATATTTCAATCCAGCTTCATCTAGCAACTTAGCTGCCATGAACTCTAAGCCGGATCTATACTTTCCTCATTTCTTGTTCTTGTATTTTGCCATTTATATCTGTTTACACGGTATCATCGTATTGATTGTTCTTTTCATTTCTGTCTCGTTGGAAAAGTTAAACGCTTGTAGAGAACGCAACTTTTCTACGTCTATTCCATCTTCGTATTCAAAGCCTACAATTCTGACAGGATCTTTATGGAACATTATGTTGAACATAAGTCCTTCGTTGGACTTGAATTCTATTTTTACCATTGTATAGGAGCTTTATCTACGGATTCCAAGAACTCATTGCACCTGCTAAAGTATTTGCCTCCAGCAAAGGGAACGGATGTGTTGAGAGGAGATGGATGTCCGCCCTCGATGATGTGATGAGTCTCGTTCGTAATTAGTTTCTTGTATGATTTAGCATGATTGCCCCACAATATCCATACGATATTGTCTTTGGTTTGAATGTCTTTAATCAGCTGTTCTGTAAAGGGTTTCCATAATTTAGCATGAGATCCTGCTTTACCATGCTGTACAGTAAGAGCTGTATTTACAAGTAAAACTCCTTGAGATGGAAGGTCTTCTAAATACGATACTTCTTGTTGAGATCCGTCAGATTGCATACCCGCATCATCGGCCATTTCTTTTAAGATTGCTTTTAATGAGGGTGAAATATTATTCTGTGCAATGTAGTTGTCAAAGGCTAATCCAGTAGCAGATCCATCATGATACGGCACGTTTTGCAAAACGTAGACTATGTCATCACTGTTTCCAGTGTCGGACGCTCTAGCTGGTTATTAAGGCTTCCTATGCCTCCAGTAGTCGTTGAACCTTCCTCTGAAGCGTCAAAGGCTTGGCTGCAAGTTGGGTTCCCACCGTTCTCGCAATTCATCCGATTTATACAGGACCCTTTAACTTTGTACATCATGCAAGGAGGCACAAAGGGGAGTATCATTTCTATCAATTTTGGTACAGATTTCACTCAAACATAAATGGTGCCTTCTGATTGAAGAGAACATTTTAATTTGAATTTATTTTGGAGCAAATTTAAAAGTTTTTGTTTATCATTATCACTAAAACAATGAGTTGCAAAACAAACTCCTTTTAAATTATTACCTGTTCTGTAGCCATCATCCATAAATCAAATAGCTAGACCAAAAGCGTCTAGTTCTTCTATGATGCTCGGAACTATCTTTTTTCCTTGCGGATAAAACAGTTCTCGATACTCATTGAAGATACTATTAGATGTGCTTTTAAATCTTACTTCTTCGGTTTTTCCAGTTTTGTATCTATTATTGGTAGTTGTAATGTAAGACAACTTACCAGCAAGATTCAGACTGTTTAAATATTCTCATTTGTACTTTGCGTAACATTCTTGTTTAAGAGAGTGCGCAATAATAAGTCGGTTATTTTTAGCTCCTTTACCGAGCTTTGAAATGCAGCCATCACCTAGTAATGACCCCATCAAAAATTGTCTAAGTTCCATAAGGTAAAGGTACTTAGATATCGACTCTTGTCCAAATAAAAATGTTTAGGGATGTTTAGTAGAAAGTGCAAATTTGTTAATCCTGTCCTAGGATAACTACCTTGAGACTCTTTACTGGGCACTCGTTAAAAGCTCTGAAGATCTTCTCCGTTGCTGGATGTGAGCTTTTGCTTTCATACACAATCGTCTTTAGGATATCTTCTACCTGCTGGAAGGCGCCTGAGAATAGGGGCCAATCAGAAGATAGGTACTCTTTCTCTATGAGTTTTTCCACAAATTCTGTTTTCATATAAATTCTTCTTTTCATTAGTCGAGGATTAGTTCCACTTCGACTTTCTCGACGCTATCTTTATCACAATGTCCAAGCCCGCAGTCTTCAAATGTTGCGGATTGAAGCAGGTTCATAATCTTCAGTGTATCATTAGGATCACACACCAACTGAATGGTGTCTTGATGAGCTTCCAATTCTTTTCCTTCCGATGTGCTGAATACGTGGACGAAGAGCACGCTGAATGGCTCTATCGGTTCTTCTTCAAACTGAAGTTCTTTGCGGATATACGATACATCCGATCGAATCATGTCTATGTTCGTCATCAAGTAGATGGCAAACATAAATCCCACGAATTGTAAAAAGCCTTTAAAGACCGGGTTAGAAAGGAACGGAAATACTGGCTCGTTCATTCATTAACTTTTTTATGAGCTTGTTGAACATTCTCTTGGTTCTACGAAGCCCGTATTTTTTTGCATAATCGCTTATATCTTTTGGCTCTCCCTCTGGGATTAAGATGTGGGGTATGCGGTAATGCTGTGTAAGCTTTAGAGAATACTGTTTTCCCGGAAGATCATTGTCCATAAAGAAGACTATATTTTCAAAGCGAGTCTTTAGTTCATCAAGAACTTCTTTTACAAAAGCTCCATTCTTTCCTTTAGTTGGTATTCCTTCACTGTTAAATGCAATCGCCGAGTATCCCAGCTCTCTAAGTAGCATGACATCCTTCATGGATGAAGTAATGATTAGCAGCTTAGACGATTTAGGTAGCTGATAGAATCCGCTTATGTCTTCAATCTTACAATTTGACTTTCATTTCTTGGTTGAGTCTTTGGATAAAGGTCTATATACTTTGAATCTCCTCGATATGTATTGATACACAAAGATAGGATTATTTTCTGTAGATCTCCACATTAAATTCTCGTCTGCATAAATAGCTCTTGCATTTACCACGCCGTATCTCTTTAAAGTGGCATCTGATATACCAAGCTTATTGAAATACTCGAAATTCTTTGGTCCGGAAACATACTCTAAGTTCACTTCGGGCAGGTCTACCTCGACAGCTCCTTCAAAGTTTACGCTATCTTTAATAATTTGATTAAGAGCAGCTATATAGCCGATCTTAAACTTTCTTTTTACCACTTCGATACAATCAAAATGTTCATCTGTAGCAAAGTCATGAAGATAAAGCCTACCTGTTTTTCCGTAATAGAACCCACAAGTAGGCTTGTTATCTTCACGAAAAGGAGAGAGGATTAGTCTCGATGAGATCTCTCCTATATAATATTTCATGACGCTCTCCTGTCGTTCCAGGATTCACGCTTTTGGGTCCGCTATAATCATTATACTTCTTCCTCTTCTTCTTCGGTGAATTCCTCTTCAGGGTATTCTTCTAACAGTTCTTCTACTTCTTTATATATGGGATCATCTTCCATGACGCTCTCGGGGCCTATATCGGCCGCAGCAGGAATCGCCGCTAAAGGAGTTCCATCTACTTTAACAATCATTGTTACCACGGTTATGCTCTTCGTACTGATTACATGATTATCTTGATGAGTCTTTTCGATTTTTTCTTCCAATTGATGGTGGGATTCACAATCGGATACCCCCAGAGTATTGCCGTTTTGATCTTCAATGATTAGTTTTAATTCGATCTCACTCATAGAATAAAAATTAGGGGGAGTATTACCTCCCCCTGTTTGTGAAATTATCGCTGTTTGAAAAGATCTGTTAGAGCACTATCGGTGCTTGACTTCGGAGTTTCCTTCGATGCCGTGCTACGATTCTCTTTTTCCCAAGGACTGTAAGTCAAATTGGGTTCTTGTCCTTCTACATATTCTTCAACGTAATCCGCGTAATTACCAAATTCGGAGTACACGCCATCAGAATCATAGATCAATTTGAGGTTGACGTACTTAGAAGCAAGTACGTTAGGGGTTAAAGCTTTGACGGCCTTTTCCATGAACTCGTCATACTCTCCGTTGAATTTCTTCAACGCCTCTTTACCCAAGAAGATGTGGAGCAGCTTTACAATGTGAGAAGCTTTTTGCTTTGAGTCACGTTGCAGGGCTTCGGCGGTGGTTTCTTCCCGTTCGATCCCGTCTACTTTAGTCTTGCGAGGGTATTTACCATTAGGTTGATACAATCGTTTGTTGTTGTACCTTCCTTCGGCGTCCTCAAAATTGATGTCTACGAATTCACCAGGTTTATATGTGATGCTGGTTACTTTGCATTTGGTGTGAATCCCAAACGGAATTTTCTTTCCGTTTCTTGGTGTTAGCTCGTTGTCGAATATCAGTTCTGCGTTTATCATGTCTTTATTTTATAACTTTACTTTCTTAACTATGCCTCGTTGGGCGCTGTGGAACCGCGTGTTTCCACTCATCAGCCGTTCCTTTTCACGGAACTCTGACTCTTTATCGCGGGATGGCTTCGGCTAGAGTATGCTACATCATACTCCGCTAATAACATTGGAACTCTCTTACAGAGACAGTGTAAGGCCCTTATGCTATTACATTTAAGATCCATCTTTACTATCCTATCCATCTTTACTCTATACCCCATACGAAAGAATATAGAGCTCCCTCTTCATACCGTCAGGTATTGACTGGCTTGAACAGTCGTAGTTGGCCAGGAAATATTAGGAATGCTGCTGCAATCTCAGTCGTGAGTGACACTAACTCACCGTAGTTGCGGCTCAATGGCTTTGCTGCTATCCTACTTTGTAAATTCTTGAATCTTCTCGATCATATACTGTGCGTCGTTGGGAATTTGGATTATGTCCTCTCCAAAGATACCGGGCGGGCATTTAGCTGATGTATTTTCACCAACTAGGGAGAGGTAGTATTCTGGGCGATTATTGTCGTTGAATTTGGATTCTGCATAAACGACAATAGTGTAGTGTTTCTCTACCTGCCCTTCATTCTCTTTCATTGTGTTAACTGCATATCTCTATGCAGAGCAGACTATATCTTTATATCTGAAAATACGCTGTGAATTTTTATAGGTTCGTTTGCTTCCAGTTAAATGCTTACATTGCCTAACTATCGCTGAAGCTGAGATGTTTAAGTTTCTAGCCGCTTCAGAAATAGAACAAAATTCATACAAAAAGTTATGGGTTTTATCAAAAACACAAACTGCTTTACCTTGTTCCAAAGTTCTAGCAAGTCGTATGTTCTTAATTCGTTCTTCCGAGAATTTTTTTCCTCTTCAGAAGTCTCCAATTTTCTTTTTGGCAGACTCCGGCATTTTAGTGCCAAGTCTAGAAGATTCTGCTTTTGTGGCGATGTTATATCCAAGCTGTGGATTACAACAATTTGTAGCATCTATTCAGTATTGCTCTCTGCTGCGGAGCTCTGCTTTCGTAGAGTATTCAAGGATAGAGAATTCAAAGTTTTCTTCTCCATGCTTAATCCAACTACTTTGTAAATGCTGATTGTTGTGCTTATTTCTACGAAGACGTGAAACATGAGTTCCAATTCTTTTATCGTAAAAACTTGCTGAACCTATATATACTTTGTTATTAACCTTGTTTCTTATTTGGTAAATAACAAACTTCACTTTCAGATATACTGGCTGTTTCCCCTCAGTAATACTGAGAGTACTCCCTTTCGGGATAGTCGTTGAACGTTCCTCATTTGACAGAGGCTTCGCTGCTGATTGTCTATTTTGAGTCTTCATATAATAAAGATAACTCTTATCCCTTAACTTTTCAAACCGTTACGTATGTTTTTTCAAACTCCGCTGTGGTGTAAGGGCTATTAAGATATTCCAGCAATTAAACCAGTTTAATCAGGGCAAAGAAAATATTACCCTGCACTTTGATTCTTTTTTCGGGAGCACCTTCTATATTGAGGATTTCATAGTGTCCCGTGACAAAGATCTCCTTGTCAATTTTCTTTATGATTTGATGAAACCTGGCCACCTCTTCATTGTATGCGGACCAGATGTCGAATCCTTTTTTCGTTCGACGCATTTCCATCAACACCATATCCATAAATGCGGAGAAAGAGTCGAATACTATGGTAGTTATATTGGGGTTTTGTGCGTACTCAATCAATGCGTTAATCGCCTCCTGGTACGTGGCTGGTCTTTTGTGGAACTTTAGGGTGTTCTTGAATGGAAGGGGCTTATCCTCCACATTGATAAAGCCTGTACTTTCAGGATTAAGATTTCTGAACATATACGTCTTTCCCTTGCCGGAACTACCGACAACTAATACTTTATAAAAGTCTCTCACTTTCCTTTGTTTTTCTTTACTATCTTAATAAGGCACTCATCGAAACTATGATGAATACCAACTTCACATACTCAATAATATCAACCATCTAAAGTGGATAGTCGATTATTCTACTATTCCCTAAGTCGTCCAGCATTGGGATGATCGTGTTAGACCCAAACCTTTCCTTGATAACATGGAGATAGGTCATTGGTTGAGAGGTGTTCTTCGGGTTAAAAACGGGAAGACCTCTGTCCCAATTCTTTCTGGCAGGACCATACCAATTGCCTATTCCTTCGATAAGGCAAGGACGATGTATGATTACAACATAGTCAGAGCTATTATAGACGCTGGAGGCGCCAAACAGGTCAGACTTGTTGGGATAATGTAACTTGGGATTCAATACACGATCATTAGACTCTAGCTGTCTATTTAGCTGAGAGATTACGATGAACATGATCTTACCCCCTATGCTTGATACATATTTTTTAATTAGCACAAGAGTGTGCATGAGCTTGTCTATAGTTTCTTTTTCTCCACTGTCATCTCCCATGACCAAGGACGCATTATCTATAGTCACTACTAGTCCTCTTTTATTCTCGATGAGTCTTTTAGATGATAAATAGAACAGAATCGTATCGTAAATATTCTGTACTGTGCCTATGTTGTCGACAACGTATATAGGATAATCCTTCATAGATTCCAACGCCTTATCCACCAAGTCTAGATCTTTATCTGATAAGACCTTATCTGCGGAGTATAACTGCTTTACAGATTTATTCAGCTTAGAAGATACATCTCTCGCTACTTCATCCAGTCCTAACATCTCGAACTGAAATGATAAGACATCGAAGTCTTCGTCTGGATTTAACTCCACAAAGTCTTTGATTCATTGTCTAGCTAGAGTGGACTTACCAGCGCCAGACATACCACCTAAGGTAATGATTCTATTCCAATCGAATCCATCCATGAAAGTCTCATTAATAAGAGATGAATTCGTCTTTAGAGATTTTTCAGTCCCGTCTTTTCTTTTTCTTACATATTCCTTAGTCTCTTCGATAACGACAGACATCGGTTTAATTGCAAGAGTATTTGCTCCTTTATTGTTCATTACATTCTTATGTTCTTACCAAAAAAGTTTTCTTCCTCACTCGGAGATTCATAGTTCATGAAATCTAAGAATGCTTTATCCTTTAACCAGTTTACACTACCCTTCATGTAGGTAAACATATTCTTTATTGTTGATCCTGACTTATCTGCTACTTCAGCTTTTAGAGCCTCAATAAGCTGCTCATGTGAGTATGTCTGTCTCGCTATCTTATATTGCCTCTTAGTCTCTACCTTGTTTAATCGTAAGTCCCTTGTCTTAGGGAAAGTTCTGAACGCATCGTTCTTAGGGAATAGTTTCCAGAACTCTTCAAACTGATCCTCATTAGGTGGTTCTATTGGTTCGGGTGTATCCGAATTCAAAGATAGTAATAAGCTCTCACCTATCACACTCACCATGCCATTTTCTTCTAAGAAACCAGTTTTCTTTAACTTTAATATACTCCCGGGGGAGATTGCCCAATCTCATCCTAGCTTATAGTATTCGTTATGTAAATACAAATACTCATCCGCTGTTAAATGATTAGAGGAGAGGGCGTCTATTACGTGGCGATTTATGTTCATTTCTTCCTTCTATTTGTTCTGCTGCTTCTTGATATAAAGCTAACTCCAATGCAACTTCAGCAATTAATTGCAATAGATCTGCGTGCGATAGGGTAGCGATATATATTTCTCCAGTATTATAAGTATCTTTCTCATGAATAGAGCAATGGTATTCTCCAGTCTTAGCTGATAGGTTTAATCGACCTTTGTATAGTCCGCATTTCATAACCATGCCCCCATTCTGATGTATTGACACCTCTAATGGAGCTTTTGGGTTAGGTCTATCTCTATCCATGTTAAAACATTATTAGTCCACCTTCGTTACCCGGCATTTTGGTTAGTCTTTTGACTACCTCATTACAGGCCCCGAGTAGATCTTGATTGTATATTATTGAAGTATCGTCAACTCGTGATCCTACTCCAACGTGCCAATACTTTACTCTATACACATGTACATGTGTTCCTTCTTCAATTAAGAATTGCCATTGTCCTATCATACCCGATACTACAACTTTGTTAAAATGGCTCATATCGCTATTTCATCTACGGTTAGTCCTAATCTTTCTCCGTACTCTATAACCTTCGCTATTAAAGCCAAAGGATCTTCCTTGTTGGATACGGAGATTGTATCTACATGCTCCGTTCCACCTCTGCTCCTATCATAAACATCCGCTTGCTTTCTGAGATCATCCCAGAAAACTACTATATAGAGATTTCCCATTGTTATTCTTCCTATCATAGACCCAGCTCTAGTTGACTTCCAAAACTTTCGGCTGCCTTAGATGCTTCTGAAATAGCCTCTAGAAGATTCGTTGTGCCGTATCCATTAGGGGCTCTAAAGTGGACCTTCTCTTCTGTGTTTACGACCTTGCTCACTCTATAACTCCATCGCTTGTCTATAAAGAAAATTACGCAGTAGTAATCGTTGATCTCAAATATGAATGTTTCTCCAGACTTCTTTACTTTGAATATAAAACATTGAAGACACCTACATTGATTATTTGGACCGGTATGAATCTTCTTCAATCTTGAATGCAGCATAGTCAAGTCTATAGCAACTGGCTCATCACATAACACACATGTATTATGTATGAATCTTTCATAAGGCATTGATCTGTTGACGGAATCCCAGAGTATAGAGTCTTGCTTTTCCTGCTCGTGAGCTATGCCACTATAGACGCAAGTTGGGCACATATGTCTGCCGTAAGACTCTAAAATTCTTTGTCTTTGAAATTCTTCTTCTGTTATCAAGTATATACCTGAGCAGTAGGAGCACTTTGCGGATACATCTGTTGTGTCTTCTGTACCTTCCCAAATCGCATCGTAGCAGCTTTCTGTGCAGACTTTTACTCTCCCTCCTGAAACTTGACTTGTTCCTTCTACAGGAACATGAATTTCAGGAGCATCAGGCTGTACTATCCTTTCACAGAAATAGCATCGGAATGTTCCACTTGTATTCCTTTCTATGATAAAGGAATTTACATGTTCATCGAATCTCCTAACTGTATTGTACAGATTTAATCTGTAATGATTTGTATGCGGACCTTCTTCGGGATCCCATGCCCTTCCATTCTCTATATCTTCTGCATAAATATCTCCATAATTTTCCTTTACCATTTGCTGTACAGGAATATCACATTGAGTGCAGCAGTGTGCTCCTGTAGCTTGTCTTGTTCCATTTATGATGTCGTATTTAAAGACCGGGCAAAGAGAGTGTTCCTGAGAACAGAACATACACTGATGTTCGTAAGTTGCCCCTTCTTTAAACGAGTCAATGTCAGGAGGAAGATCTCCCCCGTAGGCCGCGATGTATCTTCTTAGCCATGGAGCTTGTTTTGTCATTAGATTTGACTTAGAGATTCCACCCAGCGAACGTTAGGTAGATTTTTCGTTTTTGATTGCAACCAGCTTTTCTCTACCGTGTCTATTCCATATAGGTTTATGAATAGAGCGTTCTTACCGGGTATGTATCTTCCTATCCTACCCTGCTGTTGAACTCCTACTAATTCTGTTGATACTCCAGATACGCAAATCGCAGAGTCTGTATCAGGCACATTCAATCCTGCATTAAGAGCATCTACACAAATGAGTCTTGTGAATTTATTATCTGCGAATTCTTGAAGAACTTTTTCTCGTTCCTCTAATTTCATCTTCGAGTGATATACTTTACTACCTTGGATATT